GCGGCGCGCCCGCCATCGGCGGCACGCCCTGGTTACGTGTCAGCGGGACCGCGCCCGCCATCGGCGGCGCCTCGCCCGGCTCGAACCCCGGAGGCTCCTGTGCCTCCCCTGCGGGCGACTCGGCGACCTCCGGCGGCGCCTGCTGCGCCTGCTGCGCCCGCAGGCCCGCCATGCCCAGCTCGTGCGCCTGATCGCCCTGCTGGCGCTGCTGCGCCACCTGCGCGCCGTGCTGCAGCGCCAGTGCTTCGTTCTGCAGCTGGCCGTCGAGCAGCACGCCCCGCGTCAGGGCCTGGATCTTCGCGATCTCGATCGCCGTCGCGTCCTTCATCGTTTGCAGCTGCAGCTGCGTCTCGGCCTTCGCCCGGTCCATCGCGACCGTCGCCTCCTGCTTCGCCTGCTCACCCTTGATGTACGCCACCGCGTGCTGCAGCTGCTGCTGGAGCTGCTCGAGCTGCTGCTGCTGCTGCTGCTGCTGCGCCGGCGACGGCGCGGCGCCCTGGCCGTCCAGCCCGGGGAACAGCTGGTCCCGCTGCTTCTTGAGCAGGTCCGCGATCTCGCTGGCGCCCGGAAAGTCGCGATACTTGAAGTACACGGGGCCGATGAGCGGCATCAACCCCGGCGACGCCGACAGGATCTGCCCGATCTCCGACGCCCCCTCATCCAGCCGCGTCTGGAACGACCGACCCACCGTCACGCTGACCCCGTACGTGCCCTGCTGTAGATCGTGGTGCAGCACCTCGCGCGTCGGCGGTGGGGCCTGCCCCGGGGGCGGCCCGACGGCCCCGGCGCCGGCGGCCTGCAGGGCGCCCATGCCGACGGCCGGCGCGCCCCCGCCCATCGGCGGCCCGGGCGGGAGCCCGCCTGGCATCCCGCGGCTCGCCATCGGCATCCCCGGCGCCGGCTGCGCGCGCTTCGTGCGCGCGTCGATCGTGTACGGCGCGTTCACCAGCGCCTGCTGCTGCTCGTCTTCCCCCGTGAGGAGATGCACGACGCGCCCGGGCCGGTCGAACACGTGCGGGATCAGGTCCAGCACCACCTTCGCTTCGTACGTCATCGCGATGTTCGCGAGCGCATCGAGATAGTGACTGTTCCCCGCGTCGCTCTGCTGCTGCAGCGCCAACACCGCGCGCCCGCTGCGGTCGCTGTTCGCGCGCCCCAGCGAGGGGTCAAACACCGCCGTGCTCGCTTGGATGTACTGGTCCGCCTGCTGCAACAGCTGCATCGACACCGTCAGCCGCGTGCCGTCGATGGGCACGCGCTGCGGCAGCGGCGCCGGCTGGCCGCCAATGCTCACGTTCCGCACCTTCAGCACGGGGAAATTGCGGACGTTGGCTTGGGCCCACAACGACTCGTAGCCCTCGTCCTGCCCCTCGTACATCAGCCACGGCGCGTGCGGCTCCGTCGCCGCAATCTCCACGCTGTTGGAGGCGGCGTAGTTGTACAGCCGCTGCCCGTCGCGGGCCGGGCGCACCATCCCGACAAACCGCCGTTCGTTGTCGAACGGCTGCAGCTCGCGCCCCAGCACCGGAATGATCGGGATGTACTTGCCGTTCCACTCTTGCGGCGTCGTCACTTCTTCGATGCCGTTGATCACCGACCACATCACCACCGGGCACTTCACCGTGCGCCGCCGGCCGTCGGTCAGAACCTGCGTGTCGTCCGCGAGCTCGTCCAAGTACGCAAAGCCGCCGTCGACCGTTTGCACCCACACCCGATCGCGGTACTCCTTCCGGAAATACTCCGCGACGAGCACGGCGTTCTTCTTCGGGCCGTCCAGACGCACCCACTCCGGGATGTCCTGCACCAACGCGCGCAGCGCGTCCGCGTCGTAGCCGGCGAGCCGACTGTCCTTGTACGTCCGTTCGTACTGGTCCATCGTCATCCACTGCGCGATGAACGCGTACTCGCCATCCGACCAGTCGGGGAGCTGCGCCGACGGGTCCAGGAACACCATGTCCTGGTACAGCAGGCGCTCGAGCACGATCTTTTGGTCGAACGGGTTGCCGCTCTCGTCGTCGTACACGGTGTTCACGCGGTAGAACCCCATCCCGCTCTTCACCGCCCGGTCGAACGCCCACCCGCGCGCCAGCTGGGCGCGGCTGTCCCGCTCGAGGTGCCGATACAACCCCTGCAGCATCCGCGCGGTGTCGGCGTTCGCGGTTTCCGAGACCGGGTGGATCTCAATGCCCAGGTGTGCCGACTTCTGCTGGTTCAGAATTAGCTGAATCGGCTGGTCCAGCTTCGGGATCGAGAGCGTCGGCCTGGCCGGCACCACCATGCCGTTGACGGTGGTGCCATCGCGCGCCAGGCGCGACGCCGTGTCCCACTGCAACTCGGGCACTTGGAACGCCAGGTCCTCGCGCTCTCTGTCCCGCTGTTTGTCCCACGCGTCCCGCGACGCTTTGAACCGTTCCAACGCCGCGTCGAACGGCGCCTCCGTCGTCCGTGTGCGGTCGGTCATAGTCAGGCCCAGCTCCAGTTCGTCGACGCCGCGCCCATCGACGCGCGCGCCGGTTTCTTCGCGACCCGCAACCGCTCGCGGCCGCTCACGACCAGGTAGCGCGTCGCGTCCATCAGGTGGTCGTCCCGTTTCACCACTTTGCCGTGCCCCTTGTCATCCCGGTGGTAGTTGCGGAACTCACGCAGCCACTCGTGCAAATGCGCCATCACCTTCAGTTGCCCCGACACCAGCAGTTGCCACACTTCGGTGATGCCGCTCTCCACGCTATTGCTCGCCGGTTCCAGGTCGAGCCCCAGCCGGCGGTAGATGTCCATCAGGTTCCGGCCATCGATCTGCGACGACCCCAAGCACGCCGGGTCGATCACGCCCGGCAGCGCCCCGCGCGCGCGCACCGCATCCGCGTGCGACGCCGGCTCGCCCTGGCCCTGGTAATGGACGGAGTACAGGTACAGCACGTTGCTGCCTGGGTCGCGCGCCCCCCACACCACCGCGGTCCGATTCCAGCCGACGTCCATGCCGTAGCCCCGCGGCCACGACTCCGGCACGTCGAACGTCGGCACACTGACGTCGCTCTCGGCGATGGGGTAGATGGCGCCGGCGCCGAGCAGGGGTTCGCCCTTGGTCCGCGCCGCCAAGAGGTAGGGGGGCGTCGTCGCCACCAACGCGGCGCGCGCGCTCGCCGGCAAATGCGGCACGTCGTCCCAGCCGGCCTGGATGTACCACTTGAACGCGCGCGCGGCGTCCGTCTCGGGCTCGAGGAACCCGTTCACCACTTCGCTGCGCCCCTTCAGGGGCGTGAAGGTGGTGAAGACGATGCCGCCGGTGGTCGCGGTGCGGTACAGCATCTCGACGTAGCAGTCGACCGGCGGCTCCTCGTCGCACCACACGACGTGCTTCGCGGTGCCTTCGAACGACTCGCGGCCCTGCTCGTACGACTTCAGCCCGATCGTGCTCACGCCGCCGCTGACGTGCGCCACCTGCACGCTCTCGAGCGCATCCGCGCGGCCCTGCCGCTTCGTCGTCCGCCGGATCAGGTGGGCCGGCAGCATCCCGGTGCCGAGCGCGGTGGGCCGTCCCACGAGCTTCTCCTGCACGATGTCGCGCGTGGTTTCCGCGGTCGTGCCGCAGGCCCAGGCGTCGACCGGGGTCGTGAACCGCTTCCCGGCCCACCAGGGGGGATACAACCCCGTGGCGTGGCAGGTGAGCTCATACGCGCCGCTCTCACTCTTGCCGACCCGGTTGGCGGCCATGAACAGCCGCTCGTGGTACGTGGCGCCGGCCTGGAAGAACTCCACGTGCTTCGGGTACAGGCCGCGGCGCGTCTCGCCGTCCTCGCGGAAGAACTGCCGGAACCGGTAGGCGCGGCGCAGCTCATACTCCTCCAACAGCGACGCCATCTCCAGGCGCCGGTCGTCAGTGGGTGTGGCGGCGGTCAGCGGCGTCTCCTTGGAGCTCGCGCGCGGCCTCGGCCAAGCGCGTGAGCAGCTGCTCGTCCGACAACGTCCGGACCACCAGCGGCGCGCGCGCGTCGCCCGTCAGCGTCAACGGCAGCACCTTGCCCACCAGCTGCAGAAACGGCCCCGGGTTCGCGTGCGCTTGCTGCGCCAGGTACGCCACGCCGCCCGCCGCGTCGAGCGCCGAGAGGATCACCGTCTTCAGCTCCGTGGTCGCCTTGTTCGGCGTCCCCGCCTTACGCCCCCCGGTTTTCTTCCGGCCCGGCGCCATCTATACCGCCCTACTACAGACACACAGCCCCATGTAGAGCCACCGTACCAGCTAACACCTGCCGCCGGCGCGGCGCGCGG